TTATAATAAATAACAGCCTTACCATTATGATCAGCAATTCCTAAAGGAAAAGCCTTAATATTATTAAGTCCTGTAAATCTCTTTTTTATAGATGAATAGTAACGTATCACGGGCTCAAAACAAAACAATTTTGAACCGTATTTTTCATTTATTTTATCTGTAAACCAACCATCACATCCGCCCAAATCTAAAACAATTGAATCTTTATTTAATTCATATTCTAATCTGTGGGTATCATCGCCCTTTACGTTAACCCAATCTGTTAAATTACCAAGTATGCCTATCATATTATTATTTTTTAATTATTTCAATTAGCCATTCTTCAAAACTTGCTATATTCATTTCTAATTTAAGTTTTTGTTCATATGTAAATATGGGTTCTGAGTACATTGCATCAAATAATCCCTTGTCTTGATCAATTTTTTTAACCCTTTCTAAAATATCTATTTTGGTCCCGTTTATGAACGCTTTTTCATTCCAATCTTCTCCAACTCTTACATCGCCCCAATAAATTGGTAGTGCATCTGCAAGAAAAGCATCCATAAGTTTTTCAGTGCAATAATATTTATATGGGCTATTTTCAATTGCTATCATAAATTTATGAGGATGCATATTAAAAAATTCAGCCTTTGCATCTCTCCAATATTTTCCTTGTGATAATTGTTGTAAACTAAAATCATTAGTTAAATATCTTCCATAAGAACTAACTGGTTTATAACCATTTAGTTGATGAAAAATAGTATTTCGCATAAAATTAGAAGGGTTTGATACAGTGAATGCACACCATCGTTCAAATGTATCAACTTTGAATCGATTATAAAGTCTATTTCTTAATTCAGGTTTATTTAGTAAATAAACTTGCCATAATGGTAATCTGTAATTTGTATCTGAGTGTGGATCAAAGGTTATGCTATAATTTGATCCGAATTCGGTAGGTCTTCGATTTTCGCCTAAGAAAAGAATTTTTTTGCATTTGAATGTAGGGGTTTCACTCATTCTATTAAAAATAGAATGAAATACGACGTCTGGATTGTTTTTATCTAATTCAACGTTAAAATGATTTTTTAAAATGGGTGTTATAAAATCTTCATCTTTCCATTCGGGCCAAAAATCTGCAAACCATATTTTTAATGTTTCCATTTATTATATGTTAATCAATTATATTAGAAGTGTATCCTTCATTAAATATTTCTTCGAATAATTTTATTAAATCTTTCCTTTGATTTTTATCTAAGTTTGTATTATCTAAAAATAATTCGATTTTAATGATTAGGTCTTTGTACAAATCTTTTGATAAAAAAGATTTTGCTAATGCACTTGTTTTTATATTTGTATACATAATTAAGTATTTAGTTTTATATTTTATTTATTCATAATTATTTTCATTTAATCCCAACATAAATATATTTCCACCCAAAAATTGTGGTTTATCATAATTTTTATTTTCTCCACGTATATCTGAGGTAAATTCTTTTGATGGTATCACTAAAGGAGGAGTAGCAATATAAAAATTATAATTTTGATATGTCATCATCCACCACGAGCCTCTATCAGCAATCATCGGGGTTTCATCCATTATTTTGATATAACCTAGCATTGCCCTCCTATTCAACCCATAAGCTAAAAATGACCAACTTGTAAATCCTGTTGTCCATCTTGGTGTTACTCGAACATTTTGTTGTTCCAATTTTGACATATATGAATATAAGAGAATTCCGTCAGCATCCTCTGGAATTGTATTCATATATCTAAACAATAATTCATTCCAATCTTTATGAAAAGCACAATCATCTTCAAATACAAATAAATTTTGAACACCTTGTAATAATGCAGTTTTAATTAATGTATAATGACTACACAATGTTCCGAATTCATTAGGAAATTGCTTATTAAATCGAATATCATTATTATTAGGATTATTAAACTTATCAGCATAAGGTTCTATGAAATGTTGAGAATAACCCAAAATGACCGGATGATACCAATCATCTATTTTAATATCAAGTTTTTTAAAATGTTTAGTCATCCATTTTGCTTTATCTGGGCGTTCAACTAAGTTAACACAAACAATTTTTTCATAATGATCATTTAATAAGCTGCTCATTTTTTTTATATTTATATTTGTTTCCGTGTGATCTACTTAATTTTGTGGCAAATATTCTTTTTTGTTATACATATTTTTGTATCACTCTCATACCAAAATTCTTCTAGCCATTCTTTATATTCTTTAGTGTAAATTGTTTCATACAACCCATTATGGCCTTTAACATATTTTTCCCACGTCGCATCATTTCCAGTATTACGTTTATATTCATCTCTAAAACTTTTATCATTATTTTCTAACCATTTAACATAATGTTTGGTTAAAGTACCTTGATAATTATATCCATTTCCATAAGTTGGATGAAATCCTGTTTGGGATTTATACTTAATTCTAAGATCTAATGCGTTCATATGTTTATAATTTAAATGCGTTTGCTATTTTAAACATACTAGTTTCATTTTTCATATTCTCATCTAAATAAAGTGTAATTCCTGCTACAGTAGCAAATGCATTATTTTCTTTTTTCATAGAATCATTAGCAACAACAAAATCACTTGTGGTTTTGATTAAATCGTGTAGTTTTTTATTACAATAAATCTTTTTTGCATCTGCTTTAGCAGCTTCATGAACTATTTGTTCGGTTACTTTATGAAAATCTTGGGATTCAACTTCTATTGTATACATTTTAAAATAATGATTTAGATTTAATAACTTTTGTTTTTTTTATTTGAAGTATATTGTCAATCAATTTTTGAAATATCCAATTACTATTACAATGAGCTTTCATAATTTCATATCCATTTTCTAAATATGTCTTATGCAATAATTTATTACTCCAAATATCATTTATCTTATCTATAACTTCTTTAATATTCGATAAATCCTTTTTAAGAAATAAAAATGAATCTTTAGTATCTATAAATCTTTGATTTGTATTATTACCATTATTATCATATATGTGGCAGTTTTCTGCCCAATGAGCATCAAAAAGACCCACACATCCGCATGCAATTATTTCGCATTGCGCATATTCTATATTATCTCCATAAGCTTTAGCATCTAGATGATAAAAATCTGCTGCAACAAGAGAATTACTTACAGCCTCCATCCCGTCTATATAATTATAAGGACCGTAAATATAAATGTGTTCTCTGCTCCTTTTTGCTGGATCAAGTTCTATAGTTCCTAATGTTTTTTTATTAATTTCAATAATGTTGTGCTTGGGTATGCGTTTTTCTATATTATCATAAAATATATTTAAACTTCCTAAAGATCTCTCAATTCCTTTCATCGTTAATAATAAATCATTTTCTTTAGTGTAAGGTAAAAATCCAAATAATCTATCGGGTTGTTTAAATGTTGCGTATCTACCAAGATATATAATTTCTTTTATATGTTCTTTTTTTCTAAAACGTTGAAGTTGTTCAAATTCAAATCCTACATGAAGTTGGATAAATTTAGATCTTATTTGATCACTATAAAGAGTAATAAGTTTTTTATAAAATGGAGACTCAATACTATGAGATACAATACCGTCACAAATATTACATATTTCTAAAAAATTTGCGTTTCTCCAGATAGAAGCAATTTTATGATCATTTTGAAATATAATTTTAATTGATGTAAGTTTTTTAATTAATTCAAAAAAATTATTTATACAATCTTGTGGATGTTTAACACTTGGGACTGCTAAAATACATATATAATCATAGGTATTCAATTCTTTTTCTAAACCTATCATATTTTTACTAGTTATAGATTTAAATTCAGGAAATTCTTGCATATTTCCTCTACCCCATTTTTTTTCTTCACAGACAAAAAACTTATGTTCGATACTCTGTTTTACTAAATATTTATGGAGTTCATTTGCAAACTTTTGTACACCCGCACCTTCGCGTCCTCTTCCATTTATCAATGCTATTTTCATAACTTATATTTTATAGGTTCTTTATAATATTTACATTTAGGATTTATGCAATATCTTTTTCCAATTAGCCACGGTTTTTTAACTGCAGATGAATGACAGTTCGGGCAGAATGCTACACTTACAAATAAAGCACCTTCTATTATTAATCTAGATAGTGGAGGTTTTGGTGGTAATTTTTTTTTCATATTAATCTGCTATTATTTTTATTTCTGCTATATTTCCAGATATTATATGCCTAATATCCATGACTATACCCGAGTAATCTTGATAAATGATTGTCTCTCCCATTTGTGGTATCGGTAAATTTTTTGGATAATCAAATAATTCACTATCAATTAAACCTTTGAATTGTAAAGTTATGAATACTGTAGTTATTTTCATTAGAATAAATTTTTAGGTTTTTGAATTTTCTTTTCTTCTTTTGGGTAATTCTTTAATAAATCATTTATGTTAGGATAATTTAGTTTTATATTGTTTAAATAGTTAAAAGTTTCAGTCATAAAAGATTCTTTATTTGCAAGATTATAATGTAGAAGAGGTTGTTTATTTGGATATAGAGATTTTTTTGTAAATTTTTCCATAATAATTTTAGTATCTTTTGTGTTTAGTTTATCTCTTAATTTACTCAATTCAGAAGGAGTTACACAAGTTATGGGTATTTTTTGAAAATAATCACGATTTAATGAACCGAATACATCATCAAAAAATGGAACTTCTACATAAAATACTGAAAAACTACAGTTTCTAGTACATCTTGATTTTTTATTAAGTTCATCAATAAAATTAGATTCACTTTTAAGTAAACGAATAAATGAAGCAAACTTAGTAATAAACATATCAGTAACTTCTTTTATATGAATCTTGGGAATAAAAAAGTTTGTTGCCATCATAAAAAGAGGTTCATTTGATAAATTATCTTTATACCATTTATAAACTATAGGCCATTGTTTTTTGTAGTTTTCTATTTTAGGCCACGTATCTCTGTCATGTATAATTTTATCGGACTTCATTATATCGTAAAAAGATTCATCATAAATCAAAATATCATCATCAGTCATGTAAATATCATCATTAAGTAATCCCATTTCTGAAATCATGTTAATGAAATACATTTTCTTGCAATATGGAGCATTTGATAGATACAAATCACCATAGAATTTTATGATGTCATTTCTATCAAAAACTCGAGTTTTATTTGGGTCAACTATATTACG